AGATAGGCAGCTCAGGCAACTCCGCGAAGATAGGCAGCTCAGGCGACTCCGCGCAGATAGGCAGCTCAGGCGGCTTCGCGCAGATAGGCAGCTCAGGCGGCTTCGCGCAGATAGGCAGCTCAGGCGACTCCGCGCAGATAGGCAGCTCAGGCAACTTCGCGAAGATCGATATTTCGGGCAACACCAGCGTAGGCGCTGCTATAGGCCTCAACAGCATTATAAAAGGAGCAGTCGGCAACTGGATAACACTTGCGGAGTGGGCATATGACAGCGATAAACAGCGCTGTGCCCCTGTTTGCGTTAAATCAGCACAGATCGACGGCGAAATAATAAAGGCTGATACATGGTATAAGCTTGCGGACGGCGAATTTGTCGAGGTAGCCGATGAATAAATACACGATCATCATAGCCCAGGTGTGCGCGGCGCTGCTGGCGCTGATAGTCATGGTACTGCTTGCCCTTGACAAAGGGGGCAACAAGGCCGATGCGGACGGTGTGCCGCCCGAGGTTGATACGCACGGCCTGTGCGTAGTGGAAGTGGCAGAGCCTGAGTACGAGATGTACTTTACCGAGGCCGACGTGATAGCCCTTGCGCAGATGCTATACGGCGAGGCTCGTGGCTGCACCCTATTAAATCAGCAACAGTGCGTATGGTGTGTCTTGAACCGCGTTGACGATGCGCGGTTCCCTGACAGCATAATCGGCGTTGTGTCGCAACCGGGGCAGTTTTACGGCTATTCGGCTGATTTCCCGGTGTGGGATAGCCTCTATGCCGTTGCAGAAGATGTACTCGCGCGATGGAGCATGGAAAAGCAGGGCGCGGCGGTGGCAAGGGAGCTTGATAAGAACGCTGTCTTTTTCACCGGCGACGGTATTCAGAATTGGTTTAGGAGTGTGTACTAAATGAAAGTTCTTATAGCCTGTGAAGAAAGCCAGACGGTGTGCAAGGCGTTCCGCGCAAAGGGGCACGAGGCTTACAGTTGCGACATAATTGAGCCGTCGGGCGGGCATCCTGAGTGGCACATACTCGGCGACGCGCTCGAAGCCCTCAAAGGTGGGCAGATTACCACAATGGACGGCGTGACACATGATGTGGGCAAATGGGACTTGCTGATAGCACATCCTCCTTGTACATATCTCTCTGCTGCCGGAAACAGGTGGTTTAATGTCGAGCGATATGGTGAGAAAGCCGTTGAGCGAGGGCATAATAGAGACAAGGCGGCATGGTTTTTTATGCAGTTTATAAACGCCGATGTAGACCGCATAGCCGTTGAAAACCCGATAGGGGCTATGAGTACGCGCTATAAAAAGCCGACGCAGATTATACAACCGTACTGGTTTGGAGAACACGCTCGAAAAAGCACCTGCCTATGGCTTAAAAACCTACCCCCTCTTATCCCGACGAGAATTGTTGACCCTGGCAAAATCTTACCGGGCGGGTTTAGCGTTGGTGCATCCGCATATTATGCGGTGGACGAAAACGGGAAAATTCTCGCGTGGAATGACCCTCAAACAGCCAAAATCCGGAGCAAGACCTTCCTCGGCATAGCAAAGGCTATGGCCGAACAATGGGGAGGAATATGCGCCGGCCAACAGTAAACAAGCCCTGCCCGTATTCCCCAAGCTGCTTTAGTTGCCCTTGCAGCGATTGCAGAATATCCGGGATGGATGCGGTGCAGATTAACCAGATCGATTTAGGATTTTTGGAAGAAAGGACGAATGATGACAGAAAAAGATTTAACAATCCAAAACCTAAGGCGCGAAAACGAAGCGCTGAGAGCTGCTTATCATGAAATAGCAGAAGACCTTGTAGCGTTCGGGAGAGTTGATTATTGGCTCTGCGATGAAATACCGACAAAATTGCACTTGAAATACCAACCGCAAAATGACGGCAATTATGAAAACAAACCATGCGTTGAATGCGTGAAGGAATATTATTTTTCAAAAAATCAGCCGAAGGAGGTAAACGATGGCAACTAAAACCTTGCGAAAGCCGAAATACTTGCACCGTCCGTGCAAATAGAAATGGATAGAAATGGAGGGAAATGTGATGGACGCTATTGAATTTATCAGAGAGCGGCAGAGCGTGTTCCTGGAGCAGTACCCGGAGGCATATGTTCACGAAGATGGATATTTGGAAATGCGCCCGCTTGAGGTTTCCGCGGCTCATAGAGATGCTGACGGCTGTTGCTCGACTTTTGGCCGTCTCTGCTCCGACTGTCGCCGAGAGTTCTGGATGCAGGAGGTGGAGTGATGGCAAGATGTGCTGGTTTTTGCGCCAATGAATGTATAAATGGCCATTGTCCTAAAGCCCTATCTAAAGCAATTGATTGGTATGAGGATGCTGGATATGACGTTCCTAAATCCTGTAAAAGTTGCTGGAATTGGACAGGCAGATGTGAAGATTGCATATTTGAAGGTTCTAATGAATACATACAATATGAGGATAAAAAATGAGCAATTTTACTTTAATGCCGTGTAAAAAATGCGACTATAATCATGGCAGAATAATACCATACGGCCATTTTCGGAGCAATCAAATTACATATCGTATTTCTTGTCCAAGATGCAGTTATTGTACCAAAGAAAAAGAAACATTGGGAGAAGCAATCAAAGCATGGAATAGGAGGGCTGACAGTGGCGACAAAACTGATCTGTGACCGCTGCGGCGCGGAGATAAACCCAAAGAGCTCCGTGACCTACGCAGGAACGCGGCGGTTTAAAATGGAAATAAACGACGACGACTACGAGCTGTGCATTTCGTGCGCACACAAGCTGCGTGCGTGGCTTAGCGGAAAGGAGAATGACGATGACTAAACCATGCTATGGAAAATGTGACCGCTGTGTGTGGAAATACAACGGCGGCTGTTCGGAATGGAGGATTAGCAATGTCATTAGTTAAGAGAAAAATTTTCATCTGCGATCACTGCGGAGCAATCAAACTGGCTGAACGATATGATTGCAGCTTTAGCTATAGGCTACCGTATGGATGGGGTGAATTTGGTCGAAACCATCTGTGCCCGAGTTGCTACACAGCGTGGGGAAACCTGAAAAATCAGGCAGAAAGCGAGGGCGACAATGGCTGAATACATAGAGCGTGAAGCGCTGTTACATGACATCGAACAATCAGTGGTATACACGGCAAGAGAAAAAATAACGAGCGCAGAAATGCGAGGCGCTCGCAAAGTTATTGAGCGCATTAAGTGTGCGCCTGCTGTCCACGAACCGACAAAAAGCGAGTTTAAGCGCATGGCGGTGCAGATGGGCTATGTGCCGGTGGTGCATGGGCAGTGGATTCTAAGGCACATCGGGGCGGGGCATTACTGGGAGTGTTCAGTCTGTCACACAAACCCGTGCATTTATGTGACAGAACACACAAAATTCTGCCCCAACTGCGGGGCGAGGATGGACGAAGGCGAGGACTAATGACAGCAGAGGTGGCAACAATGCATAAGCCCGAAAAGAGCATTTCGCTTGAAATCTTAGATTTTCTCGATTGGTTTTCATCGGGCGAGCCTAACGAATACGAAAAAGGCATCATAACAGGTTTACGCATAGCACAGACGATTGCCGAAATCGTAGAGCGAAACAGCGAGGTGAGCGAATGACAGTAGCAGAAGCGAAAAGGATTATACACCCCGACACTACGGCAGAAGCGCTTGCAGAAATCGAATATTACAGCGGGTTCAGCGGCAAGAACGCAGAAATCGCCGCAGTTGATGAGGCTTGCTTGGTGGCTTGCGCTGCGCTTGATAAGCAGATACCGAAAAATCCGACGAACTTTGCAATAGACAATAACGATGGTTACACAATCTATGATTGCGAGTGCCCAAGCTGCGAACAATCGCATCGAGAGCTTTTTCCGTTTGCTTTTTGCATTCACTGTGGGCAAGCGCTTGAATGGGAAGAATAAAAAGGAGGACTGACAATGCGCACACGTGAAAAAACCAAGCGCTGCATTTATAGCGATAGCTGCTTTAAATGTCCGCTAAGCGATTGCAGAATGAACACACCGGCGCAGTTGAATTGCCTGCCGCTGGACTTTGAACCGTATACAAAGCGATTTAAGGTGGTGACTAAGCATGGGTAAGCAATCAGCATTTGCAAAAGCCGTGCAGCGTGAAGTGAACATTCAGTTACAGCTTTACGGGCGCAACCGCATGCAGCTTGCGGAGGACGCGGCGTTTATGGCCGCTAATGAAGTGCTGGGCTTGGGCGCAGGGCGCGCCCGGGCGTTTGGCGAGGCGTTTGTTAAATACGCAAACGAAATCGCTGAATTGGTGGTGGAAGACAGCAAGGCCGACGACGAGATCGTATATGCAAAAAGCGTCCTTGATCGTCGTATCCGTGAAATAGTGGGCGAGGATAACTTCTCGCCATTCGATGAAAGGTATGGTAGGCGATAATGGCTAAAAACGTAGGCTGGGAAGCCAAAAGCAACCACGACGGCAGCTACACGGTTACCGTTAACGGCAAACAATATTATTGCGCAGATACGCATGAATTTCTGCACTTTTTAGAAGATATCGGCGAAAGGTGGGAGGATAGTGAAATTCGAAAAAGATGAACGCCGCGAGTTTTCTACCGGCGCAGTGAGAGATAAGGCCGACGGGAAAGGCCGCTATGATTTGCTGCCGTGGGGCGCGATACACGCCCTTGCTCAGCACTGCGAGCGCGGCGCTGAGCACTATGGCGAGAGAAACGTTGACAAGGGTATACCGCAGCACAGCTTGATAGACAGTGCTATCCGGCATTTAAGCCTATATATTCAGGGCGATGCGGAAGATCATCACCTGATAGCGGCCATGTGGAATATCGCATGGGGAGTTGAACAGGAAATCAAGCGCCCGGAACTGGTTGACTTGCCGGAACGCAACGAAAAATCGGGAAAGGCGTGGTGAAGACATGAAAAAACTACTGCATAAACTGGGAATGTGGGTGATGAGGCTGCTTAATGGTTGCCCCGATGAAATGCTTAATGATGCGATATCCATAGCGGAACGCGACATAAAAAAGCGGGAACGGGCAATCGCATACTATCAAGATGTGATACGCGACTATAAAACCGTTGTGCGCGAGATATGCCGCAGGAGTGAGCACAGCTATTACGACTGGTGCTGCGAATACTGTTGTGTGCCGCGTTGCGATAAGCGTAACGGCTGGTGCGCTGCTTTTGCACCCAAAGAATTTACAAAAAGATGACTAACGACTGTAAAGGCTGCACAGTGCGCCGCATAGGCTGCCACGCCAATTGCAGCAGCTATCAGGCGTTTTGCGCGGAGAATGATAAACGCAAGGCGGCGGCGCGGAATGAATACCCGGCAAGGGAGCTGCTGGTGACTGGTTACATAAAACGCGCAAGGGCGGTAAAGACATTTACGACTAAAAAAAGTTGGAGGTATCGCGGGACATGATAATTCAAAGCCAGTGCGAAATGATGTTAAATCACATGCGCGAACACGGCAGCATAACAAGCCGTGAGGCAATGTATGACTACGGCATAGGCAGGGCATCCGGGCGCGTGTTTGATCTTCGCAAACGCGGCTATGACGTTGAAACAACGATGGAGACCGGACTTAACCGTTACGGCATCCCGACACGGTACGCGAGGTACACGCTGCATGAGGGGCGCTGACGGATATTATGACAGTCGGGCAAAATGCCCGTTTTGGTCAAAAGGCTCGGCGCGTGAGAACAAGATATTTTGTGAAGGCCCATGCGGTGACGCAAGATTGCAGCTGTGGTTTAAAGGCGACGAGCAGAAACGCCGGGTGTATGTGTCCAAATACTGCTGCACACAGTACGCACAATGCCCGGTCTACAAGATCACATTAGCGGAAAAATACTAAAGGGTAGCGCATTAAGCGTTACCCTTGTTTTTATTTAAATTTGTAGCAGCCGATCGAGCGGATTAAAAGCAGCCGAAGATAAACCGGACAAGTATTAACGCCTGACCGCCAATGTTGCACTGTGCTATATGGTATCGCGTAGGTTGCAGCGAAATTCGTGATAGACAAGCCGGACGTGGTAATGATGTCATTAATTGAAGTGTGCGCCAAATCCCATATGTGGGTGATAGCGTCTATGCGGTCGGCCGGAATATCGGTTTCCGGGGCATCGCCCCAAATATCAGATAATGCCCAATCGTACATAAAAGCATCACGGTCGTTAATGCTATTAGCATCGGCAAACATTTGCCCAAACTGTTTATCAGTCAATCGCATGTTAGCGTTCCTCCTTGCTTATCCAAAACTTCTCGGTCGGGAAATGCCAATCATCAACTCAACTCACAGCGACCGGATTTCATATCCGGTGATTTCAAATTCGTCTTCTTCGACTTCTTTGCACATTGGCCATACTGCAAAATCGTCTGCGTCGTAGTATTCGCCATTCCAATAATCGTTTCCGTGGCTTGAAAACCATTCGCCGAGTGCGTTGACGTTTTCGGCGGTGGGGTTGGCCATAACAGCGGCCTTTAATTCCTGATAAGAATAGTAATTCATTTTCTTCCTCCGTTTAAATGACTTCGGCGTAAGTCAGCCAACCGTTTTCGGCTCGGAATTTCAGAGTAAAATCTCCGTTCTTGGTGTGGAGCAGCGTCTCGCCGCGTTGCACACGCTGGCCGAAATAATCATATTTAATCTCGTCGTGCATGCTCGCGTCGCTCAGGCACTGCGCTATGTGAGCTTTCTTGCAGCCGGTTTTCATAATGTTTATGATCTCTAATTCGTTCGGAATATTCATTTTAATTTCTCCTTTTGTTTTTGTCATTTCCCTCTTGATGATTCTATTATAGTCCTATTAGGCTAATTTGCCAAGCACTTTTTAGCCGATTAGACATAAAAAATATTAAAACAGCAAAATGCACAAATCATCGACATGGATTTTATGCGATTTGCATATAAAACTAAAAAAGTGTGCAAGGTGGGGCTGATTAATGCAGCGCCACCTACATTATTATAAAGGCATGAGCAAATGGGATGATATCAAAACTGAATATATTACTACCGACATAGGCACAAGGCCGCTTGCCGAGAAACACAACGTTTCTTACAGCACTTTGAGGAAACGCGCAGAAAGAGAAAAATGGGCGCAGAAGCGGACGCAGTATAGCGCGGCCAAGGGCGCAGACCGTATCAAAGCACAGCTGGAAATTGACTATCAGGAATATAAAAGCCTGTTAGAAGCTGCTGGGCTGCTGTCAAGCAAGCTATGCAGCGCTGTAGCACAGTTAACGGATGCGGATATTATAAAGGATAAACGCGGCCTGAAAAGCCTTACAGGCGCAATGAAAGACCTTGCGGAAATCCAGGGTGTTAAATCCGATGCTGATAAACGCGAACAGGAAGCGCGTATCAAAAACCTTGAACGCCAGGCAGCAGGAGAAGCACAGCCTGAGCCGGTGCGCGTTATCATTGCCGGTGCCGATGATTTCTGCGGTAAATAACCATGCCTGAATACAAAATCGACTACCTAAGCCCTACACAACAGGAATTTTTAAAGGATAGGACGCATGTTGTGTTTTTCGGCGGCGCACGCGGCGGCGGCAAAAGCTTCGTCGTGCGCGTCTCGGCGGTGCTGTACTGCTTCAAGTTTCCGGGGATAACAGCAATGATCGTGCGTAAAACATACCCGGAATTGCAGGAAAACCACATAGTACCTCTGACACGCGATCTGCATTGCTATGATGCTGATAAATCACAGCGCATGGCAAGCTATAACGATCAGAAGAAGGCCATTACATTCCCGAACGGCAGTAGAATATTGTTTAGGTACTGCGATACCGACAAGGATGCAGAACGCTTTCAGGGCACAGAAACGGATATTCTGTTTTTGGACGAAGGTACCCACCAAACCGAAGAACGGTTTAGGAAGCTCTCGGCCTGCGTGCGTGGCGCGAATGATTTCCCACGGCGGATATATGTTACATGTAACCCCGGCGGTGTGGGTCACAGTTGGGTGAAACGGCTGGCGATAGACCGCGCCTATACCGATGGGGAGAACCCGGAGGACTATTCATTCATTCAAAGCAAGGTCACGGATAACAAGCCGCTGATGGATGCAGACCCCGACTATATAAAAAAGCTTGAAGCCCTGCCGCCTAAGCTGCGTAAGGCGTGGTTGGAGGGCGAATGGGATATATTCGACGGCGCATTCTTTGAAGATTTCAGAACGCGCCCGGATGCGCAACTGTGCGCAAAGGCAGGGATAACGCAGGAAGAAGCTATTGCACAGCGCAGATTTACGCATGTTATACCGGCGTTTGACCTGAACGAAGGCGCGGCGCGTGGCTGGACGATATACAGGTCATACGACTTCGGCTATAACAAGCCGTTTAGTTGCGCATGGTGGGCTATCGACTATGACGGCGTGCTGTATCGTGTTTTGGAACTGTACGGCTGCACAGATACGCCGAATGAAGGTGTCAAGTGGACACCCGACGAACAGTTTAAGCGCATCCGCGAGACGGAGCAGACGCACCCATGGCTTAAAGGGCGCAAGATACTTGGTGTTGCTGACCCGTCAATATGGGATGTGTCGCGCGGCGTGTCGGTCGCGGAGACCGCCGAGAAATACGGTGTGTACTTCGACCCCGGCGACAACAAGCGGCTTGCAGGCTGGATGCAATGCCATTACCGACTGCAATTTGACGATAACGGTTATCCGCGCATGTATGTGTTTGACAACTGCAAGGCGTTTATCCGTACTATACCGCTGCTGATGTACGATGAACACAAGCCCGAAGATTTGGACACGTCGATGGAAGACCACGTAGGCGATGAATGGCGTTATATGTGTATGGCAAGACCGATAAGCCCGATAATACCTCAAAAACCGAAAGTTATATTGTCAGACCCACTGAACCAATACAAAAAGGATGGATACAAAGCAAATGGATATCACTAAGGACACTATACGCGCAGACGGCAGCAAAGCGCCCGAGCTTGGCAGCGTTGAAACTGCGGCGCAGATGCTTGGCATAAAACCCATTGGGGAACAGCAGATACAGGATTTGATGCAGATACTAAACAAATATCGCGCCGGGAAGAAGTCGGTCGATAGCCGTATCATCGCATCGGAAAACTGGTGGAAGCTGCGAAACGATGTTGAAGAAGACAAGGACGGCCACGCAAAGCCGGGCTTTCGTAGCAAAAGCGGCTGGCTGCATAACGTAATCACCAACAAACACGCCGACGCAATGGACGCCTACCCTGAGCCTAACATACTGCCGAGGGAGCAGGGAGATAAGGTGGAGGCGGCTATGCTGTCTAAAATAATCCCTGTTGTGCTGGAAAAGAACCAGTTTGAGACTACCTATAGCAAAGTCATGTGGTCAAAGCTAAAGACCGGCACAGGCGTGTACAAGGTCATATGGGATAAGAACAAAATGAACGGCTTGGGCGATATCGATGTGCGCAAGTGCAACATCCTTAATCTATTCTGGGAGCCGGGAGTCGAGGATATACAGCAGTCAAAGTATTTCTTTGAGGTCGATTTTCAGGACGAAACCGAAGTCCGAGCCATGTTCCCGGCTGAGCTGCCGGAGGGCAAGAATATACCGCATGATTTTATAACCAGCAAATACAGATACGATGACCATGTAGACACTACGGACAAAGTGCCTGTTATCAGTGCGTACTATCACAAAAACGGTGTGCTGCACTACATACTGTTTGTTCCGGGCACGGTGCTTTATGCGACGGAAAATGACCCTGACCGTGCAATGACCGGCTGGTATGACCACAGCAAATACCCGTATGTGTTTGACACGCTGTTTCCCATTGAAGGCAGCCCGTGCGGATACGGCTATGTAGACCTGTGCAAAGCGCCGCAGACTGAAATTGACCTGATGAAAACGGCGTATGTGGAAAATGCAATGGTCGGCGCAAAACCCAGGTACTTTAAGAAAGCCAACTGCGGCGTTAACGTTGAACAGTTTACGAACCTGAATGAAACCATCATAAACGTCGAAGGCAGCTTAAACGACGATAACCTAAAGCCTGTTACGCACGATAACCTTGACGGCAACTATATCAGCATGCTGCAGCTTAGCATCAACGAATTGCGCGAAACCAGCGGCAACACAGAAACCGCAACAGGCACGACAAGCAGCGGAGTAACGGCTGCAAGCGCAATAGCAGCATTGCAGGAAGCCAGCGGCAAAGGCAGCAGAGACAGCACCAAGGCAAGCTACAGGGCATACAGCGAATTAAACTATCTTGTCATAGAGCTGATAAGGCAGTTTTACGATGCGCCGCGCCAGTTCCGCATTCTGGGCGACGGCGGCGAGGAATTGTTCTTAAGCTATTCCAACGAGCACATAAAGCCGCAGACACAGATGTTTGCCGGATACGATATCGGGCAGCGTGTGCCGGAGTTTGATATCAATGTCGTTCCGCAGAAGCGCACGGCATACACCAAGATGTCAAATAATGAATTGGCTTTGCAGTTTTATAACCTTGGCTTTTTCAATCCGCAGCAGACAGACCAGGCGCTTGCATGCCTTACGATGATGGATTTTGACAGCATCGACGATGTCCGCAAAACCATCAAGCAAAACGGCACCCTGTTTGACCGATTTAACACGGTGCTGCAAGTCGCGGCACTGCTTGCGGCCAAATGCGGTGATGCGCAGTCGCTTGCGCAGATACAGGCTATAGCACAGCAGGCCAACGTGCAGATCAGCACACCGCAGGCGAATATACAGCTTGCAGAAGACCCGGCAAAGCGCGAACATGCGCAGGTGTCTAACGCCCGGGCAAAGACGCGCGAGGCGGCAATGCCCGATGGAGGACATGCAACGACATGATAAATGTATGCGTAAACAGCACCGGCAGCACGTTTGAATTAAAAATCGAAGGGCATGCGCAGTCTGCGCCCAAAGGCGAGGATTTGATATGCGCGGCTGCGACAATCCTTGTGCGCACGGCAGCGGCTATTTTGCAGGAAAGTTCCAAAGATATCACGGAAATTGATATATCCGACGGCAAAGCGCGAATAAAGCTGACTGAATATGACCCTGTGGCGGTCGTTGAAATGTCGGTAATAGTCAAGGGCTTTGTGTTGCTGATGCAGGAATACCCGGAATACATAAAAATTTTCACAGAAACTAAAAAAAGTGCGCAAGGTGGGGCTGAAAGCAAAGCATAAGTAAATGCTATGCTGAAAACGTGGGTTGCATGAGACAGCAAGTTCACCTCCTTTAAGATGTCGCCCTGGCAGGCGGCGGCTGTAATAGTCTGCTACATCTCCTTTCTTACGGGCGGAGTCCCCCCTTCTCCGCCCCTTTTGTATATCGCCTTAGTTTAACGGTAAAACGCTCGGAGAGATAGAGATGCAGGTTCGAGCCCTGCAGGCGGTACGACGGGCTCGCCCACCTACGGGCAAATAAATAGGAGGCATGTAAATGCACAACAAATTCAGTTGGTTGCAGCTATTCGCGGACGGTACCGGCGATGGCGGTGCAGCCACTTCGGGCGAAACATCTGCCGCCGCCGGGCAGAACACGGGCGTTAATGTGTCTGTTGCCGCCGAACAGACAGCACCGAAAACCACGGCTGACAGGCTCGCAGAGCTTGGAGTGCCTAAGGAAAAACTCGGACGGGCGAAATATGGCAAGGCTGTTAATCAGCCTAAAGCCGATGCGCAGGCCGCCGCTGCGCCAAAGGAAGCCATAGAGGCAGCAGAGACTAAAGATACAGCAAAGCGGCTTACATGGGATGAAATCATGGCAGACCCCGACTATAACCGGGAGATGCAGAAAGTAGTCTCGTCGGCAAAGACAAAGTACAAGGCGGACGCCGAGGGGCTTGAGAAGCTTGCTCCGGCGCTGCAGCTGCTATCCAAAAAGTACGGCGTAGACTCGGGAGATTATGACGCAATCGCAAAAGCGGTCGCGGATGATGACGAGTATTACGAAGACCGTGCGATGGAATTGGGTGTATCGACCGAGGTAGCAAAGCAGCTCGAGCGCTCCGAGGCTGTGGCAAGAGCAGCAGAAGCGCAGAAACAGCAGTTTATCAACGAGCAGAAGCTTATGGAGCATCTGAGCAAGATGAACGCGCAGGCCGTTGAGCTTCAGAAGAAATACCCCAACTTTGATTTGCGGAAAGAGCTGGACAACCCTACATTCCGACGCTTGACCGCGCCCGACCTGATGTTTTCCCTCGAAGATGCATATGAGCTTGTGCATCGTGATGAAATAAAGGAAAGCATACGGCAGGCAGCGCTGAAAGCATCGGTGCAGCAGGTGTCAAATGCTGTGCAGTCGAATAGATCGCGCCCGAGTGAGGGCGGCGTTCCCAAGTCCTCTAACGCTTCCATTCAGACGTTTGATTACAGAAACGCCACGAGGGAACAGAGAGAGGCGTTGAAAGCCCGGATTAGATCGGGTGAAAAGATATATCCCGGGCAGTTTTAAGCCTTGAGCGTTTCCGCGTGGCCTATGACCATGAAAGGAAACGATATGATCAATTTTAATTGGATTCAGATTTTTGCAGATGCAGGCACCGTTGTTAACACCCTTGTAAGCAACGGCACCTCCAACTACACCAACGCATACACCGGCGAGGCCGTCGCGGCCAGCCCTGCCACTAACACGATGGCACCCGAACTTAAGACGTTCTATGACACTGAGCTGCTCGAAAATGCCAGAGTTGAGATGTTCTATGCGCAGTTTGGCCGCAAGCAGAGACTGCCCAAGAACGGCGGCACCACTGTTGAATGGCGTAAGTTTAACACCTTTGCAAAGGCGACTGAGCTTAAGGAAGGCGTTATCCCCACCGGTCAGCAGTTTGGTGCAACCAAGCTGACGGCATCTATCACGCAGTACGGCACTTACACCTCTATCACCGATAAGCTCGAGATGCGCGCATATGACGATGTCATTCTTGCAGCGACCGAGGAAATGGGCGCATCCGCTGCGGCTACTCAGGAAACCCTTATCCGTGATGCGCTGCTTGTCGGCACTAACGTAATGTACTGCGATAACGTCACCGAGGACGGCACTAAAGTTTCTACTCCTACTTCCCCGGCAACCATGGGCGCAGGCGGCACTACTTCCAGCGGAGGCAGCTCGACTCCTGACGGCTGGGCACTACTTACCCCCACCATGGTAAACAAGGCCGTTACCAAGCTCAAGAAAGACCGTGTGCCCAAGATAAACGGCAAATACTATGCTGTTATCCATCCCTCTGTTGCGTATGACCTGCGCCAGAGCAAGGAATGGATTGAAGTGCATAAGTATGCAGCTACCTCCGAGATCTTCAACGGTGAGATCGGCGAGCTGCACGGCTGCCGCTTCATTGAGGATACCTATGCACCTATTCTCGGCGCGAGCTACAAGTATTCCGGCAGCACCACCTACAAGAATAAGTCCGACGGCGTTACTTATGCGACTTACTTCTTCGGCAAGGACGGCTTTGGCATTATTGACCCCGAGGGCGGCGGCCTTGAGATGATCGCTCATGACAAGGACGAAATCGGCGGTCCTCTTAACCAGTTCAGCACCATCGGTTACAAGTTTGAGACCAACGGCGCAACTATCCTTTACCCTGAGCGCGTACTCCGCGTGATGTCCGTCAGCTCGTATTCCGCGACTGACGAGGAAAACAAGTAATTATCCCGGGAGGGGCGGAACACTCTGCCCCTCCGCCTGAGAGGAGCGAAATATGGCTAAAAAAACAGAAGATGAAAGAGTTGAAATGTTTATACCGAGAGGCGACAGAAACAGTGACCCCGATCTGTTTGTATCGATAAACGGAAAAAACTATCTGCTGCCCAAAGGCAAAACAAGCCTTGTCCCGAAAGAAGTCGCGGACGAGATCGAGCGCTCCAACTACGCTCAGCGCATGCTCGACGAGCACATCGACGAGATGAAGTTTGCCGCGCACTAATTAATATCAAAAATAACAGCCGCCTCATGGCGGCTATTTTAATAGGAGAACAATATGACAATTGCAGAAGCAATAGACATTACCGATAAGCTTACGCCTAACGCATACGATGAAACCGAAAAGGTACGATGGCTGCTGACTATTGACCAGATGGTGTATACAGACTTGATAGCCACGCACGAGGGCGCGGAGAGGTTTGAAAAGCCTGAGTATGCAGCAGAGGACATAGCAACTGACTTGCTGGTTCCTGAGCCGTATGCAGAGGATATCTATGTTAATTACCTACAGGCCAAAATAGCGCAGCAGAACGGCGAGGATGCCAAGTACAACAAAGCCGTTCTGTTTTACAACGACGGTTACACGCGATTTGCGCAGGCATATGACGCGGCGCACAGGCCACTGCCGAAACTGACGCATTTCAGATTTTAGGAGGACAGCATGCCGACATATATAACTATACCCGAAAGCAGCACGGTTGAAACAGTCGTTGATACCTTCGGCGGCTATAACCACAACTACAAAATAGGCGACGGAGAGTTTTATGATATGAAAAATCTCACGTCGGACTATTACCCGCTCATGGGCAACAGGGCGGCACGAAGTCTCATTCAGAGCGGCGTGTTTGCGTACATAGGTGGAATGACTGTAGACAGTAATGGAGATTTGTATGTTATCGGGAACAAGTCCGGCGGCCAATATAGCTCAGAGAGACTTTATAAAATATACAAAAGCGATCCGGCAGAAGAGCCGGATTACAGTAATCTCGAAGATATGACGGCTATCACATATGATGATTATGCGGATCTGGGAAAACTCTTATTCTCCGACAAAGTGCAATTACTTTTTTTTAACGATGATTTAGTTATATTCCCAACAGGTATTAAAGTGAAAACAAAGAAAAATGCCGATGGCTATTATTATTCACACCACCTTTCAATGTACAGCCAGGTTGTTATGACTTCTGCCCCATTGCCTTATGTCAAGATAAGCCCGTGCGATTCGGACGGCAAAATTATAACTTCCGGGACAAGTACATATGTGCGTATAACCATTGCTACGAATGGCAATGACATTTATTCATCATATACGTTTCCGGCCGGTGATGCGGTAAGAATATCCACAACTATAAATAACAAAGAAGACACGATCGGCATAGAGGGGACACACATAATAGTTAAGTCGTGGGGTGAAGGAAATAACACTGAGCATGTTATAGCCGGTACGATAAGCGCAACTCAAACCATTGATTCAAGTGGCAGTATGTTTTTTATGAGCAGGGATGTCCCTGATATGGATTTTGTCATACAAGCGCAAAATCGTTTGTGGGGCTGCCACTATAGAAAGTCTGATAGCGCAAACATGAAAGGAATAAATGAGATATATGCTTGCAAGCTGGGTGATGCAACTAACTGGAATGTGTTTCAGGGCATATCCACAGATAGCTATAAAGCATCGTGCGGCACACCGGGCGAGTTTACAGGCGCTGCGAATGTTAACGGATATCCGATATTTTTCAAAGAAAACTGCTTCCACAAGGTCTTTGTATCGTCAACAGGAGCGCATCAGATACAGGATAAAGTGATAGACGGCGTGCAGGACGGTTGCAGTGGCTCAGTCGCAATGGTCGGGAATGTTTGCTATTACAAATCTCGTAACGGCGTTGTGGCATTTGACGGTTCTACAACATATTCTACAGGGGACAACCTTGGAGATGAGCGTTACACAGATGCTGTCGGCGGCAGTGCTAACGGCAAATACTATATCTCAATGAAGAATTCAAGCGGACAGTGGGCGATGTTTGCTTACGACGCTGCAAAGGGATTGTGGCATAAAGAGGGCGAAAGTCACGCAGTGCAATTTTGCTCAGTGAACGGAGATACTTTATACGTAACGCAGGAGAGCACTGATAGCTATGATATACATCTTATAAGCGATTACAACAAAACGAGCGCACAAGAGAGCGTACCGGAGTGGGAAGCTGTCACGGGTCTGCAAGGCTACAGTTATACAGGGCAAAAGTATATCAGCCGTTTCAACTTGCGTATGATGCTGCCGAAAGGCTCATACATGGACATCTATATTGAGTACGATTCAAGCGGAAAGTGGGAGCATCAAGGGCACATCAAGGGAACCGGCACAACTTCTTTCATGATCCCCGTAAGACCGAGACGATGTGACCATTTCAGAATAAAGCTCACCGGCAGCGGGGAGGTTAGACTTTACAGCATGAGCAAATTGTTTGAGGGAGGTACAGACATTCGATGAATATTATTCCACCGCAATCACCTTTATTTAAAGGAACGCAGGAAGAAAACATTGCCGCAATGCAGAGATATCTGCTGGAATTATCGGATAACCTGCCGTATTTGCTTAACGACAGCATTGCGCTTGATGATGTTTTAAGCGCAAGCAGCAAAAATCCTGTTCAGAACAAGGTTATCAAAGCAGCATTAGATGACAAGCTCAATAAGTCTGACGTTGAAGAAAATCTGGACGGAAGCAGCAAAAATCCCGTGCAGAACAAAACCGTTACTGCCCAGCTTCAATCGAAATTTAATAAGTACGGTGGTGAGATAAACGGGGATGTTCGCTTGACAAACGTTAGCAGAATGAACACGGCGGCTAAAAAAATAGCGGTTTTCAGCGACAGCAACATTATAGAATATAGATCTGCCTCAGAGCTGGCGGCTGATCTTGGAATTGGTGACGATCCCAGCAGCAGCATAGCAGACTTAGTATATCCAGTGGGCAGCATCTATATGAGCGTTAACAGCACTGATCCAGCTCAGCTATTTGGCGGCAGTTGGACGCAGATTCAGGATAGGTTCTTGCTTGGAGCCGGTACTTCCTATACTAATGGCAGAATAGGCGGTGCTGCTACATGTCAGCTAACTGCTGCTAATTTGCCAAGCCATACCCACCCCCAATACGTTGCGACAAGCGGCGGCAGCATATCGGCCAACTTGGACTATGCAAGCTATTCAACCAGCGCTAAAACAGCTGCCCAAGGCATTCCGACAGGTGCTACAGGCAGCGGAACGGCATTTAATATTTTACCGCCCTATTTAGTGGTCTATATGTGGAAACGCACAGCATAGCACTTTGCAACTAAAGATTAGATAAAGGAAGGCATAAATATGGCAATTAAAAAAACGACATATGATAGGGATACCGATTATCAGAAAAAAATAAACGATGCTGTTGCCGCTGGCAACTATACGGCAGCAGCAAAATATGAGCAGGCGCGAAACGCGAAAATTCAAGGTGAAGCGCTTAATTATGCCCAGACCAACAATTATTCTTCGTACCTTCCCAAAGAATACAACGGTGTTGAATACGATAGCGGCACGGATTATATGAAGAAGATATATCAGGCATTTGGTAAAGGCGATTATACCGCAGCGTCTCAATACGAGCAGCAGCGCAATGCCAAAATAGACGGTGATGGGCTTCCAAACGCTAAGACCAATTACACCTATACTCCGCAGTATGATACACAGATAAATGAGCTTTTCAACAAACTCCTCAACAGAGAAAGCTTCAGCTACGACACCGAGACAGACCCTTTGTATAAGCTGTACAGGGAACAGTACATTAATCAGGGCAGACTTGCCATGCAGGACACAATGGGTCAGGCGGCAGCTCTTACGGGCGGCTACGGTTCAAGCTACAGTCAGGCAGTCGGTCAGCAACAGTATGACGCGTATTTGCAGAAGCTAAACGGCGTTGTGCCGGAGCTTTACCAGCTGGCATATTCGCGGTATCAGGATGAGGGCGACGAGCTTAAAGATCAGTATAACATGTACATGGCAAAGGATGCACAGGACTATGATAGAGCACAGATAAATTATGCACAGCTACAGTCTCAAATGAATTCGGCGGCAGATCAGGTCAAAGCAATACTTGAGGTCGGTGGCTCGCCTTCTGCCGATCTCGTTTTGCGTTCCGGATTGAGCGATGAGTATGTGCAGACACTTAAAAACTATTACGCACAGCTTGCGGCTCAGGCGGCGGCGCAGAGTGCAAGCGGCAGGAGCGGCGGAGGGGGGAGCAGCAAAAAAAGCTCATCCAGCACTTTTAGCGAGACCGGAGTTGACGATGCTACATATCGCGGCCTGAGAGACACGCTCTACTACGGCAAACAGGCAAACGGTACGACATGGGCGCAAAACCAACTTGTTGAAATGATCAGCGAGGGCAAAATCAGCAAAAAACAGGCCGATACTCTGGCAGCTTATGTTGGTTTGAAAATGTAATGAAGTACGAGAGGTGCTAAATGGCTTCAAATAGCATAAAAAAATATATTGCGAAACTGAAAGCTAATGAAAACTGGGTTGGTGACAATGCAAGCAGCGAAAAAAGCAAGAGCACCAATTCAGATTGGCGCAGTGAGTATATTGCAAGAATAAAAAGCGGTGCGGCAGCAAAAACCTATGATGATGAGCAGAAGTCAAAAGCACTTTTGCGCAACAATCCCGGATATGTATATAGCAAAGTATACGGCGATGGAACGAAAGGCAAAGCTGCGGCTTCGAAAATTGAAACCGGCAAGGGCAACGGCTATATCAGCGTGTGGGATGGCGATGCAGTTAAGCGCAACAATCCCGGATACGCATATCTGCAACAGGCCGGAGGCGGTGAAAAGCTCACCAAAGGCAGCGACGCGATATCGGCAGGCGATATTGAGTGGTATAAAAAGATACTCAGAGGCATTGACGTAGGCCTAACCGATTTCAGCAAAAGCTTGGTTTCCACTGCTGATGTTGTTACCAGCCTCGGTGACGAGGACGGAGGCCCTTTGCAAGAGCTTTGGTATATGTTTGGCGGCGACCGCATAGCAGAGGCTGCAGGGGATAATGCATTAGGAATTAAAGGCTTGAATTTTAAAGATAACCCTATCAAAGCCTTTAATAAACTCGGTGAGAAAGAAATAGAATACCGCCAAAAGCGCGACGCTGCGTATGCAGATAACCCCCTTTATAAGTACAGCACGGCGACCTCCGAAGCGGCGGCAATGATGGCGTCAACTCTTATGGGCGGCGGTCTTGCAACTGCTGTCGACACTGCCGCGCTTGCTAATGCTGCGCGGATTGGGCAGGCTGCCTCAAAACTCAGCCAGACCGGAGCTATAGCTCAGAACGCGATAAAGCAGTTTGCGACGCGCCCGGATGCGCAAGTTATATTTGGCTCGTCATTTGGTTCAAGCTATGACGAGGCTAAACAAGACGGTGCGGATGACTTGCAGGCGCTTGTTTATGCTGCGCTGAATGGCGCAGGAAATGCGGTTACTGAACTTGGCGGCGTCTCCGAACTTGGCGGCTTGCAGAAGTTGCCCGAATGGGTGAAAAAAGCTGTTAATAAGGGCGACAAAAGTCTGCTTCTCAACTACGCTAAGAGCATCGGGGAAGAAGCAAGCGAGGAAATCATACAGGGCATTTTGGGCAGAGGATTAAAGAGTATATACTCTGACGTGCCGCTGTATGACGCAAACGATGAAAACTCTATAATCAATCCAAAGGCGGCGCTTGAGGAAGCTACCGGCGCGGCGGTCGTTTCGACTTTGCTCGGTCTCCCTACAACCGGCATAAATGCGGCATACAGAGCAAAGCAGCGCGGAGAAACCGGGCAAAGATTATACGGCAATTCTCAGCGAGAGTTAGTTGACGAAGGACTGGAAAGCGAACGAGGCACTAAAAGCTATGAGCTTGCAAGGAAATACGACGAAAAACTAAATAACGGCAAACAGCTTAGCGGCAACGAGCTTTATAGGCTTGCACAAGCTAACGAGAAAGCGCAGGTAAATGAGGGTACTGCTGTTCAGTCGGCGCCGGAAACACAACTCAATAAGGAAAGCCCGGCGTTGCCGCATGCTGCGCTGAACAGAGAACAGCAGTTATCCGAGTTGAGGAATTATGTTGCTCAACGCTCGGAGATGTCCGCGCCTGTTAACACAAACGTTTCAAATAATGAAGCTGTAAGCAAGAGCATAAACAATGTTGCGGCAAAGATAGATGCAACGCCTGAGTTTGTGAGCAGAGTGTACAATTTAAATCCCGTCGAGTCTCCCGAGGCGTTTGAAATGGCGTTTGATGCTGTGTATCAGATGGGGCAGCAGGGCGCGAACAAAGAGTCGCTCACCAAAGTGCCCGTTCTGAACCGCGCACAGGCGGAGATAGCCTATAACATGGGTGCATCTACAACTCAGGCGGCGGTTGACAATGCGGCGGCGCAGGGTGATAATGTAAGCACACAGGTAAACAACCAGATAAACACACAGGAGGTAAACAATAATGGAGTACGTCTACGCGACAGCGGCCAACGGCTTAACGGTCAGAATACCGAAGGACAAATACCCTCAGTGGAAAGAGGCACAGTCGAAGCTTACGCCGGAACAGATAGCGGCAGACAAAGCGGTTATAGCGCAGCTCAAGGCAAAACTGAGCAAAAAGTAGTCTATAACGGCGTAGAGCAGGAAAACGTCTACTACTCCGGCGAGGACACCGAGAGCATGAAAAAAGGCCGTGAGCTTGCAAAAAGCTACGGCTATAACGTCACATATTTCGAGGGCGGCAATATCAAGGACAGCGGCGGCGAGTTCAGAGGCATGGTCGATACCGAGAGCAAAACCGTTATGGTGCGTTCAGACCATCCCGACATATCCGCAGAGCAGATAATGCGCCACGAGATGGGGCACGCGGCAATCGCACAGGGCGATATAAGCCTTGACGAGCTGCGCAGCGCTATGCTTTCAGACCTCTCGGAGAAAGAGCTTAACAGCGCTGTTGAGGTCTACAGACACGCATACGGCGACACGATAAGCGAGGCCGAGGCGTTCGAGGAAATGTGCTGTGACGCGCTGGGCAAGATAAACATCTTTGCCGGAACGGAGCACGACAGCGCAAACTACGGCAAGGTACAGGAGAGCTTCCGCAAGCACACCGCCGAGACTGCGAACAAAGGCAGAGCACCGCCGAAGAGCGGGGTTATGTTCTCGCGGCAAGCAGAAGATAAGTATTTTGCCAGACAGATAGACCAGTGGGACGGCAAAGACCATGGCGGTGCATTCAGAGTCGGCGGAGTGTTTGAACCGCTGTTGAAAGTAGGAATACCAAATACAGATATTTGGTTCGACCAAAGCAAGGCGGCAAAACAGCTTCTTGAAAAAGGCGAAATCACGAAATCTGTTATTAAACAAATACCTGAGATTTTGCAGCACCCTATTGCAATATCAGAATCATATGACAATACAGTTATGGTTTTTGGTCAGGTATTTGATGCGAATGGTAACCCTATAGTAGTTGCATTGCGCGTTAATTCTACAAAGAGGCGTAACAGCATTACGCTTGTTAACAAAATAAGAAGTGTGGGCTCACGCTCTCACAATTTAGATAAACTTTTAAACGACAGCAATATCCTTTACCTCGGAGAGAATAAAAAAGAAACCAAAGCATGGTTCAATGCCTTAGGGCGCTCTACGCCGTTCGGGGGAACCAAGTTTGGTCTCATCCGTAGTGTATCATTTGCTGATGCCGCTGTCAAGAAATTTTCCATGGAAGCGCCGATAGAGCAGAAGAAAAATCTTATCGCGCTGCACAATCTTGACGAGACAAAGCTTCTGAAAACGCTCAAACTCGGCGGTTTTCCGATGCCGAGTATCGCAATAACAAAAAGCGATATACCGCACACGAATTTCGGCAATATCACCGTCGTTTTCGGCAAGGAAACAGTTGACCCGAAGTTTGACAGGCGCAACACCGTTTACTCAGCAGATGCATGGACTCCGCTTTTCCCGCGCATGGAATACGAGGCAAACGAAAAGGCGGCTCAGAGAATACGACGCAAATATTACGAGCTTGAGAAAAAACATGGTCATGATTTTGTGAGTCCGTTATATGAGTCTGCCAATTACCTTGATGACACACTCACGAAATACGGCGGCGTGGAGGGGCTAATAGATAAATTTGCCGATGACACGCGGATGATGCAGATATACCTTGCTGACACCGGCAGAACGCCTGTTGAATCGGTGAAAACCGAAACGATAACGCGGCTTACGGATAATCAGATCGAGGTATATGATGCGCTGATAAACACGCTCGGCGCGGATGTTCTCAACGACATGGCTGCAAAACATAATGAAGCTCCATTCGCTGCGCGAAAGGCATGGTTTGCAAAGCACGGAGATGCGCTTAAAGCGGCGTTCGAGCAGTATTACACCAAAGACGGAATTGATGCGAAAACGGCAAAATCCGTAGTTGATGCAATGAAACCGGCAGAGCTTATCAAGGAAGCAACCAATGCGCGTAAATATCTCAAGGATGGTGCTGAGACCCGAAAAACCGAAGTCGATATTGACGCGACAAACATTGCTATAAGAAAAGCCGTTGACAGCGGCGAATATATTAAGTGGCTCAATGACCTGTACGGCGACGCAGTAAAGGACAGCGGTTTTTATAACAACAAAGATTATTACACTTCAAGCGGAAATAGACGAAGCTTCAAGGCTACGCATTATCCGAATACACTTGACGGCATAGTAAAGGCAATGGCTTCGCAGGGCGACGGAAACTCACGAAACGTTATGGGCTTCCACGGCGTTAAAAGTCTGCGTGCAGGTACTGCCGAGCGCTTCAAGAGCGTCGAAGATATGCACAAGCTTGAAGGACGCCTGAAGCACCTGACAGCGGAGGAAGCAAGCCAAATATCCGATGCGCTTGACAGCAGGCTTTCCGAGCTCATGCACGACATTTATAACCTCGTTCCCCACAGCGGCTACAGTAACGAGCTTATGGAATTGGACTCTATAGGCGAAGTGTTTATGGAGGCAACGGAGCTTAAATATGTTAGCCCCGCGAACGTGAAAGCGCTTTTCAAGAAGTATAACTATCCGCTTACCGATAAAATGGCGAGCGATATAGTTGCGCTGCTGTTTGACGTTAATAATATGCCGGTCAACATCTTCGAGGCAAAGCCTGAACGCGTGGTCGGCTTCGACGAGATACGCAAGGTCATTATCCCCGACACATCGTCGGATACGCTGCGCAAGGCACTTAAAGAAGCAGGAATAAATGCCGTCGAAGAATACAGAGCCGGAGACGATGCAGCCCGAATGAAGATCGCAAATGACGTGCCGGATGCGCATTTTTCCCGAGAGCCGGAGAGCATTACCGAGCTGCGGCGGCAGAATGAAACCATGCTTGCTCAGGCGACAAACGAGGACGCAGCAAACGAGAACGAGCGCGGCCTTATAAAGGACTATAAGCGCCAGTATGACAAGGTCAGCGGCATTGCCGAAAAGCTCGACGCGGCGCGTCAGGAAGTGTTGACGGCAGAGAGCAGCGGTGACAAAAACGCCATAGCGACAGCCCGAAATCGTTTTACCCTGCTTAGCAGAAAGTATGCAGAGGAACACAGAAAACTCAGCGATTATGTCAATATCAAGGCTTTGGACAATGTCCTTACGAGGGTAAAGGATAGAACGGCAGAAAATTCGCTGCCCGAAGGCATGGGCGCGGCTTCGGCAGAGTTCACGGGCGAGGAAACAAGAGGCGAGCGCTGGGTAACTGAGGCTCAGGGCAAGGGCAACAACGCGCTGCATCCGATAAGCCGAGAGCAGGAAGCAAACCTTGCCGAGCAGCAGCACAGAGCGCCGCAGGAGATACCCAAGGAAGATCTGAACGGCAAGCTCACGAGCAAGCATGTTTCCACACTCGCAAACAGCGGCGTTACCCCGGCAGAGTTTTCCGACGCACTACGCGAGGACGCGGCACAGGGCAAATTCTCACACATAGCCTATTCCGACGAGGCAGCGCTCAAAAAAGCCGAGATCACGATAGAGGCTAACGGCTGGGAACAGGCGCTTGCCGATTACAAGGCACAGATAAATGCCGGTAAGGTATCGAAGGACAATACCGTTATGGGTATTGCTCTGTACAATAACGCCGTCAACAGCGGAGATTATGCAACCGCGCTGGATATTGCTTCACTTATGGTGAAAAACTCGACGAATACGGCGCAGTCTTTGCAGGCGATGCGCATACTCAACAAGCTCTCTCCCGAATGCAAACTGTATCTTGCCGCAAAGTCCGTTGAGACTATAGAGGAAGACCTTAACGAGAAATACAAGGACAACAAAGCGGATATACACGTTGACAAGGTGCTGTATGACGAGTACGGTAAAGCACTCAGAAGCGGCGACGAGGATGGCATAAAGACCGCATGGGCGAAAATCGAGCAGAGCGTAGCACAGCAGATAGACGCGACATGGTATGAAAAGCTCAACAATTTCAGATACCTCGCAATGCTGGGCAATCCTCGTACACATGTCAGAAACATCGTGGGCAACGCATTTTTCGTGCCGGTCAGGGCAGTCAAAAACACCATAGCATACGGCCTTGAAAATGTCGCCGACAGCAAAGTGAACGGAGGCATAGAGCGCAGCAAAGCCATGCTCAACCGCAATAACGCAAATGACGTGGCACTTATAAAGTATGCAATGACCGATTATGAAGCGATGCAGGAGACTATACTCTCGGGCGGCAAGTATGTCGATACATTCCAGGGCATAGACAAGAAAAGGACGATTTACAAAACCAAAATCCTTGAGGCGGCACGCAAGGGCAATTCAAACCTGCTTGACGCGGAGGACGCATGGTTTTGTAAACCTGCATACGCCAACGCGCTCGCGAAATGGTACAAGGCAAACGGCATAACCGCCGAACAGCTCAACACCGGCAAGGTACCCGAAAGCACGATAATAAAAGCTCAGACCGTTGCGGTAAAGGAAGCCCAGAAAGCGACTTACCGCGACACAAACAGATTTTCGGCAATGGTCAGCAGGCTCGGCAAGGTCGATAACAAGATCGCTTCCGCGCTGATAGAGGGTGTTTTGCCGTTCAAAAAAACACCGGCAAACATACTCGTGAGAGCGGTGGAATACTCGCCCGTAGGGCTTATAAAGTCGCTCGCCGTTGACACGAAGAAAGTCAAGGCGTATGTAAACGGCGATGTAGAAAACGGAATGTCACCGGCACAGTTTATCGACGACGTTTCAGCCGGGCTGACTGGCACTGCGCTTGTTGGATTGGGTATTCTTCTGGCATCGTGGGGATTATTCAGCGGCAGTCCCGGAGACGACGATAAACAAAACAAGTTTGACGAGCTGGGCGGAAGTCAAAACTATGCGCTTAACATAGGCGGTCTAAGCATCACGCTTGACTGGCTCGCGCCGGAAAGCATGCCGCTATTCGTGGGCGTTGAACTGTATAATTCGCTCAGCGGCAAAAGCGAGGATAACGGCTTTGTTCAGAACCTTATGAGTTCCGTCATGAGCCTCAGCACGCCGATGTTTGAAATGTCAATGCTTCAAAGCGTCAACGATCTGTTTGATAACCTTGCCTACATAAAGCAAGGACAGGGTTCGTTCAAAATCGTAACGAGCATGGCGACAAACTACATATCACAGTATTTCCCGACGCTGTTCGGGCAGGCCGAAAGAGCGTTTGGAGAAAATCAGCGAGAAACAACGTATATTGACCGCAACAGCAATGTCGGCTCAGAGCTGCAATATATGTGGGGCAAGATCGCCAACAAGATACCGTTTTATGATTTCAGCCAGATACCGTACATTGACGCATGGGGACGTACAGAGGAAACCGGCAACCTGTTTGAGAGGGTGCTCAACAACTTTGTAAATCCGGCATACGTCAAGAAGGAGCGCAGCACCGAGATAGACGGCGAGCTCAAACGGCTTTATGATCTGGGCGAAACCGGCGTATATCCCGGTCGCGCGGCTGTAAAAACAAAAATCAACGGCGAATTTTTGACGGCTGAGGAATATGTGAAGTATGCAACGGTCAGGGGACGAACCTCTTATGATCTGGCAAAAAAGATAATAAACAGCAGCGCATATTCTCGCGCATCCGATGCCGAAAAGGCATACATGCTCAGTTATGTATACAAATACGCAGACCAAATCGCCAAGTACGAGGTCAACAACGAGTACGACAAGGTTTACGATTGGCAAATGGCGGCCTATAAGAGTTCAAACCCGGCGCAGGGGATAATCGACCATGCGCAGGAATATTATAAGCGCAAAGAGAACGACGAAAGTTAAAAAACATGCGAAGGTGGGGCTTAATAAGCCCTGCCTTCTTTTGTTATGCTGAAATCAAGAAGCGAAAAAGGAGGAAAAGCCTTTTGACAACAATCATGATCGGCAAAGCGCTGGCGACGGTGACGGAAAACGAAACCTTGACCAGCGGCATGATAAATGCAAAGATAAAATTCGAGTTTTCAGCCGATTGGCATTCGGGAATAAGCAGAACCGCGATATTCACGGCAGGCGACGTTACAAAGGTCGTGCTCGATTCGTATTGGGAAAACAACGTCTGCTCCATTCCGCAGGAATGCCTTGAGAAAAGCGACGAGATACTTATGGTCGGCGTGTACGGCGCAGACAACGCCAACACGGTCGCGATACCTACGGTGTGGGCGACGGTCGGCAAGATACGCAAGGGCTATGAGGGATATGAGGACGTATCGACCGGCACACTGCCCATCTGGGCGCAGGTGCAGTCGGCGGCGGCACAGTCGGCACAGGCGGCAAAGGACGCGCAGACAGCGGCAGAAACCGCACAGGGCAAAGCCGAGGATGCGCAGGCAGCAGCGGAGACGGCACAGGCAGCAGCCGAGACCGCACAGGGCAAAGCGGAAACCGCGCAGAGCAAGGCCGAGACTGCCCAAGGCAAAGCGGAGAGCGCACAGACCGCAGCAGAAAGCGCGGCAGCATCGGCTTCCGGCTCGGCATCAGCGGCGGCAGAGTCGGCTGCATCGGCAGCGGCCAGCGAGACTGCAAGCGCACAGAGCGTTCAGACGGCCACAGAAAAGGCCACGGCGGCTCAGACCGCGGCTCAGGCGGCACAGAGCGCAAAGGCAGCCGCAGAGAGCGCGAAAGCAGCGGCGGTCACGGCAGGGGCAAGCGCCGAGAGCGCGAATGCTTCCGCGCAGTCGGCAAAATCCGCCGCAGAGTCGGCAAAAGCAGCGGCACAGACGGCGCAGAGCAAGGCCGAGACTGCAAACACCTCGGCGCAGACCGCGAAAGCAGATGCCGAGGCCGCGAATACTTCCGCACAGAGCGCCAAGACAGACGCAGAGAGCGCCAAGAGCGCGGCGGCGGGGAGCGCACAGAGCGCCGGAGCGAGTGCACAAAGCGCACAGGCGAGCAGCAAGCTGTCCGAGAGCTGGGCAGTCGGCGGCACAGGCACGCGAACCGGCGAGGACACGAACAACGCCAAGTATTGGGCTATGGCCGCACAGGGAGTTGCCGGAGGCGGTGTTTCAAGCTTCAACGGGCGCTCCGGAGCTGTTGCGCCCCAGACGGGCGACTACACCGCCGCAATGGTCGGAGCGGACGCGCAGGGCGCGGCAGAGACCGTACAGGACAATCTGAATACCCACGCGCAAAACACAGCTAAGCACATTACCGCCGCGGAGAGGACGGCGTGGAACGGAAAGCAGAACGCTTTGACATTCGACACAGCACCCACGGCAGGCAGCACAAACCCGATAACTTCGGGAGGCGTAAAGGCGGCGCTTGACGATCTACCTCAGCCCATCATCGGCACCGCGCCGCCAACGACATCGACCGTCGGTGTAGTCGGCCAAACCTACATCGACACGGCGGCAAAGCTTGTTTATCACTGCACAGCGGCGGCGGCTACGGGGTATACGTGGATATCAGCCGACAAAAACCTGCAAGACACAAAGCAGGACAAATCCACGGCTATCACCACATCGAACATAGCAAGTCAAACCGTCAACAAGGCGAAGTACGCGACCGACGGTGTAGCGGTCGGAACGCCTGCACTGCGCAATCAGTATTTTGCAAGTGCGGAATCGACGCCGACTGTAAACGGGCAGATATGCTGGGTGTACGGCTAAGGGGGCGCGGATATGGCACACAAAACTTTAATCAATGGTACTTCCTATGATATCAAAAGCGGTAGAACCTTAATCGGCGGTACCGGTTATGACATCAAGAAAGGCCGGACGCTTATTGGAGGTACGGGGTATGATATAAGCTTTGGAACGCCTGTTGGAGAGCTTGCAGTTGGGTCGAGTGTGTATATGAACGTCGGCGGAGTTCGCAAAGAATGGCTTGTTGTGCATCAAGGTAATCTAACACCCGCGTATTACGATGATACTTGTAATGGCACATGGTTATTGTTGAAAGATATTTATGCCCTTATTGAGTTTGCATATGAAACAAATGACGAAGCCGGTGGATATAGATATTATTATGAGTATTCAAAAGTCGATAACTATCTAAGAAACACATTCTTCCCATTATTAGAACCCCATATTCAGTCACTGATTAAACAAATTAATCTCCCGTTAATTAGCCGTGCCAGTGCAACATATAATCCGCCAACAACAGTACCACGAAAAATATTTTGCCTTGACAGAGCTGATTTGGGATTTGGTCACTGGTCAGGTGAAACATATGTACCATTGAGTTACTTTCCGGATCAAACATCTTCGAGCAATAAAAAGAAAATTGGTTACTATAATGGCCAAGCGACAAGCTGGTATACTCGAGACGATTTTTCCAATGACCTTACTATTGTCTACACCTCAGGGAGTTTGGCATATTTAACCTCTGTCACTGGCAAAGAAGAAGGCATTCGACCTTCTCTTGTTCTTCCATCCGACGATGCAAAATTCGATGATAACTTCAACATATTTTAGGAGGTACACAATGACCTACATCAAAGTAAACAACATACTATACCCAGCGGAAATAGGCGGCAGAATAGGCGACTACGAGTGGGACAGGCGTGACACGAAGTCTATCACGCTTAACATGACTTACGCCGACGTACTTGCGCTGATGCCCGACAATACGCCGTGGAGCATCGTTCAGAAAGACACGGTGCAGAAGCTAAGCGAGGACGGCCAGCCGATGATAGACAGCAGCGGAAATCCCGTAATGGAAGAAGTCACGAGCGAGTTTGACAACTCGGAATACAGCATGAGCGGTGTTATCCGCGATAACCGCGACGGCACTGTTACCATCAAAATGGGCAAGCCGACGGAGATCGAGACCGTGACGGCAAACGCCATATCAGCAAGCGACCTTGATAACGCCTACAGGGAAGGAGTCAACAGCATATGACGAAGACAGAGGCTATGACCAAAATGAAGGAAAAGGGCGCGGACGATGCGCTCAATCTGCGCGGACGCGCAAGCACGATGGACGGCACGGCGATAATCGCGGAGGAAAGCAAAGTGCCGGACTTCAACGCGCAGAAGGATTACAGCGCATGTCCTGCCGGTACGCCGGTGGCCGACGAGGGTCAGGTGTGGACGCTTATACAGCCGTACAACGCCGCGAATTATCAGGGCAGGCCGTCAACGCTTCGCGCTCTGTGGGGGCTGTGCCACACGAAAGACCCTGCAAAGGCCAAAGCATGGGTAGACCCTCTCGGAACGAGCGGCATGTACATGACCGGCGAATGCTACAAGGACGCTTCCGGCAAGGTACACAGGTGCTTGCAGGATAATGTTGTACACGATGCGTCGGCGCTGCCGAGCGCGTGGGAGGATGCAGGATGAACATTACCCCGAAACAGGTGCTCACGTTAGCTGCAAAGTACATAGGCTATAAGGAAAAGGCGTCGGACAAGGACTTATACAGCTTTGAGGATAACGCCGGGCGAGGCAACTTCACGATGTTTCAGGCCGAGCTCGACAAGGCGAAGTTCTGGAACACGCCGAAGAACGGCTATGAATGGTGCACAAGCTTTGTAGCGTGGTGCTTCTGGCGCATTGCAGGTAGCGAGGCAAAGGATATTCTGTGCCTTACCGGGCCATACGGCGCAAGCTGCGTGAGCTGGGCGAAGTATTACGCAGGACAGGCGAGGCTTTTCACCAAGCCGCAGGTAGGCGATCAGTATTTTCAGCGCGACAGCCGCGATGGGCTGCCCTGCCACACGGGCATTGTCGAAAGCGTAAACGGCAACACGTTCGTTACCATAGAGGGCAACCACGGCAACTCCGTGCAGCGCGTTACCAGGCATCTCGGCAGCACGGTCTACGGCTTTGGCAGACCGAAATATACAGCAGAAAGCGAGGATGAAGAAATGGTCAGATGGAAAACGGTCAACGACGTTCCCGAAGGGTTTTACCGCGACACAGTGAAGAAGCTTATGGCCGACGGCGTTATTCAGGGCAAGGGCGACGGCGTTATCGACCTGACGGAGGATATGCTCAGGACGATAATTTTTTGCGAGAGGATAATTAAAAAATAATGGTTGAAAGTGTAGTCGTAGCTATCATAACCGGCGTGCTGACGCTTATCGGCGTTATTATCAACAATAACAAATCGCAAGCGGTCATGGAAGAGCGCGTGGACGAGCTTACGCGCGAGGTCAGGGAACACAACAAGTTTGCAAAGCGTATGCCTGTGGTAGAGGAACAGATTAAGGTAATCAACCATCGCATAAGCGATCTTGAAGACGACATGAAAAATCATCATCATTAACAGGAGGCACATTTATGAAAATCAATTGGACTGTACGCATTAAAAACAAAACCTTTTGGCTTGCGCTAATCCCGGCGCTGCTGCTGCTTATTCAGGTGGTAGCGGCGGTGTTCGGCATCGACTTGAAGCTTGACGCGCTGGGCGACAAGCTGCTGGCCGTTGTAAACGCGCTGTTCGCGGTGCTTACCATTCTCGGCGTAGTCACAGACCCGACGACCGCCGGCGTGGGCGACAGCAAGCAGGCTATGGAGTACGATAAGCCGAAGTGTGATAAATGACACAGGCGCGATTACGGCTCAGGCCGGACATGGCAATGCTGCCGCGCGAGAAGTGGGATGAGCTTATATACAGTTCCAACCTCGGGCGCGAGGGCAGCAGGATAGCGGATTTGTATTTCATTCAGCAAATTCCGCAGATAGACATAGCAGAAGAAATAGGGCTTGACCGAAAAACCGTCGGTAAACGAATAACAACGGCGCGAACAAAGCTTGAGTATAATTACGAGCGGTTTTTCAAAAGCTGAGAGGAGGCAAGACCTCCTCTTTTTTTACGCCCATTTTCCCCATAACACGGACATTAGTTTCCCCCTTGAAAAACGAAAAAGCATTAAGCTTTAGGTACAAGGAGGCGGCGACATGTTCGTGTTTTTTAATCCTAATCCGGGTGCTAAGCGCGTCGGCGATTGCGCAGTGAGAGCAATTGCAAAAGCAATGGGAACGGACTGGGAAAAGACCTATCTCGCTTTGTGCGTTGAAGGCCTGAGAGCGCACGACATGCCCTCGGGAAACAGCGTCTGGGGAAGTTACCTCAAAGCCAACGGCTTTAGACAGCGCATACTGCCGGATGCTTGCCCGGAGTGCTACACAGTCGCCGCCTTCGCCGATGAACATCCGCACGGCGTTTATGTCCTTGCACTGTCCGGGCACGTCGTGGCCGTCGTAAACGGCGATTACTACGACACGTGGGACAGCGGCGAGGAAGTGCCGGTTTATTACTTTGAAAGAGAGGATTAATCATGGCTTACGGTTACGGCAACATGTATGGGCAATCATATTATCAGCCGCCTATGATGGACAATCTCGCGCAGATGCGAGCACAGCAGCAGCCTGCACAGCAGGGCATGATCTGGGTGCAGGGAGAGGCGGCAGGTAAAGCGTATTTAGTAGCTGCCGGAAACACTGTTCCGCTTTGGGACAGCGAACGGCAAACGATCTATCTTAAATCCGTTGACGCGGCAGGCATGCCGACTATGCGCATTCTTGACTACACGGAACGAGCGCAGAGCGCACCGGCTCAGCCGACTGCGGATTATGTGACCCGGGCGGAGTATGAGACGCTTGTAAAGCAAGTTGCGGCGCTTATGCCGAAGGAGGTAAGCAATGAGTAATCCTTTGTTTGAAGCTCTCGGCGGCGGAGTTAATCCGCAGTTTCAGCAGCTCGTGCAGCGCTTTCAGCAGTTTAAAAGCACGTTTCAGGGAGACCCACAACAGGAAGTGCAAAAAATGCTTCAAAGCGGAAAGATAACACAACAGCAGCTCAACCAGGCGCAGAGCTTTGCGCAACAGTTCCAGGCGCTTATGAAGTAGGTACATTTTATCCGGCCGGGTATTTGTAAATACATATCGAAAGGAAAACTAAACAATGGCGATTTCTTCTGATGCGCCGGTAATGACCATGCCGGTTGCACCAACCTCAGCAAACGGCGGCTTCGGCGGTTTTGGCGGTGATGGATGGTGGATAATCCTCTTTTTCATCGTGCTTTTCGGCTGGGGCGGCAACGGCTGGGGCGGTAACAATGGCGGAGTGATGGACGGATACGTTCTGACTTCCGACTTTGCAAACATCGAGCGAAAGCTTGACAACGTTAACAACGGCCTGTGTGACGGCTTCTATGCCATGAACACGGGAATGCTTAACGGCTTCGCCGGTGTCACTCAGGCGGTCACAAACGGCTTCTACTCTTCCGAGCTGTCGCGCTGCAATCAGCAGGCCGCACTTATGCAGCAGCTGAACGCAATGCAGATGCAGGCACAGGAGTGCTGCTGCGAGAACCGCGCGGCAATTGCTCAGGTGCGTTATGATATGGCAACGCAGGCTTGCGATACTCGCAACACTGTGCAGAACGCAACACGCGACATTATCGACAACGCAAACAGCAACAGCAAGGCAATTCTCGATTTCCTCGTCAACAGCAAGATGCAGGATTTGCAGACCGAGAACCAGAACCTCAAGCTTGCGGCTTCGCAGGCTGCGCAGAACAATTACCTCGTATCTCAGCTGCGGCCTTGCCCGACTCCGGCTTACATCACTTGTAACCCTTGGGCTTCGTCTGCACCCTGCGGGGCATGCGGTAGCTGCGCATAACAAATCTCATAGTTTAGCTTTTTCGTGACTTTACGAAAATGTTCGGCCTTTACCGATACTAACGATAAGCGGTGGGGCGCATAGCCTCACCGCATTTCTTATGAAAGGACTGATTATATGGCAACTTGCAAAGAACTCAAAGAAAAATTCATTGACTACCTTATGGATGTAGATCTTGACACGCTCGATGTAAGCGAACTTAACACTTTCGCGTATATCATCAAGACTGTCAACGAAACAGAAAAAGGCGATTACTTTGAAAACATGATAAAAACCATGTCGCTGTCGATACCTTTCGGTATCGCCGGAAAGGAGAGCGAAAACGATGGCTGAATTTACGAACTCAAACATCGTGACCGTAGCAGCCGGGCAGAACGTACCTCTTACCGAGACGGCGGTAGCCGGTAATTGCAGCATAGTGCACCGCGAGGGTGCAGGCATTGTTACGCTCAGAGGCCTCACAAACCAGTGCAGAGCGCGTTATCGTGTTGCCTTTGGCGCGAATATAGCCATACCTACCGGCGGCGCCGTGGAGGCTATCACGGCCGCTTTAGCGATAAACGGCGAACCGCTTACCAGTGCGACGGCAACGATAACACCGGCTGCGGTTGAGAATTATTTTAATATCTACGTTGCCGCAAATGTAAACGTGCCGCGCGACTGCTGCCTCACTGTAGCAGCAGAGAACACGAGCGGCCAGGCAGTCAACTTTGCAAATGCAAATCTTATAGTTGACAGAATAGCGTGAAGGGAGCAATAACATGAGTATGAAAACACTTGAAAGACTGCGCGACATGCTTTGTGAGGAACTTGACAGCATTGCAGAGCAGGGCGAATTAAACGTCGGCGCGCTTGACATTATCGACAAGCTTGTGCACAGCATCAAGAACATCGACAAGATCTGCATGGGCGAGGGCTACAGCCGTAGAAGCGAATGGGATGCAGAAGGCTTTATGCGAGGCAACAGCTACAAGCGCGACAGCATGGGGCGCTATAGCCGGGATGATGACTATAGCCGCAGACATTACAGCCGCGCCGACGAAAACGAGCACGCTATCGCAAAGCTCGAGGATATGCTCAAAACCGCAGGCGGCGAGAGCGAACACATGGCAATCAAGAAAGCTATAAGCATCCTCAAAAACGCATAACAAAGTTGTCGTAAATTTTGACGTAAAATTGCAAGTTAAAACGTACATTGCTACGCTAATTTTTGTATGATTACGTTGGAAAATATACGGCGCAAAAACGCCGCAAACCATTGATAAATAAAGAAAATCCCGAAGTTTCAACGACTTCGGGATTTTCTCTTTTTGGCACGCCGTAAGGGATTCGAACC